AATTTATTATTAACGTGATGTTCAATAATATTTTCATAATTTACTTCTATTTTATCTGAAGATTCATCCTCATTGATATTAACCTCTACAACTTCTTCCTCTTCTTCAATGGTGTGAGTTTCTTCAGGAATGGTTCTAATAAAATATATATTTTCTTTATTTAATTCAACATAAGTTGAACCATTATCCACTAAAACAGCTTCTGCTGAATATTTTTTACCTTCAATATTAATTTCAAGTAAAACTTTTGGTCCTAAGTCAGATTCCCCGACCTTTTCTAGAATTAGTTTTTTATTGTTTACCACACACTCATAAACATCAAAAAATAATTCTTTTTTTGTATTGATTGAAATAATATTTTCTTCAATAGTATTTGAATAAATTAAATCTATATCAATATTATTAACCTGACACGTTGACGACATATAAGGATATTTAGTTAAAACTAACTATTATTCAAGTTACTTTGCAATGTTAAGCTCTTTTTCAGTTAAGATTAAAAATTCCCAACCTTTTTTATCTGCCCATTTTTTAGCAGCTTCCCATTTAGCTTGATTCACAACCCAAGTCTTTTGTTCATATAATATAGTTGTCTTTCTTTTATTCTTTGTTGTATGAGGTTTTTCTACTTGTTTGCTCGGTTTTATTTCAATTAGAAACTTATTCTTTTTACCATTTTTATCTAAAAAAACGATAAAATTATCAACGAAATATCTATGTATTTTACCATCTAGAGGACTCAAATATGGTATTATAACGTTTTCACTACCCCATGCTAGTATATTTTCATTTAAATCTGCCCATCTAAAAAACTTTAACTCCCAACTTGATCTATATACAGGGTCACCTTTACCAATATACTTTAAACTATTATTTGGTTTAAATAATCCTTGTCTATACCTTTTATCCTTTTTCATACTATAAATATAATTATGACATTTGAAGAGAAAATCATAACTAATGCAAGCATTAGACAAAAAAAATTAATGAGACCTGCTAAAGTAGCATCCGAAAATCCAGATACGGGTGTTACTATTAATAAAAAGGGAGCTTATTATCTAATTAAAGACACTGCTGATGTAACAATAAAATATTTAGCTCATCTATGCTATGCATCGTATGAAACGCCTATAGCTAGTTTGAACGGGGCATTTACCCAATCAGAAATTATTGATTTTGTTGGTAGAGCTAAAGAAGAAAGTTATACTAATCAATTATTGAGTGTAATCTTAACTGATATTGGTTGTACCCAACCAATAACTCAAATTATAGATGATGATAAATCAGAAGAATTAGATTTGAGCTTTAGTGAAGATGAAGATGTATATGGTGACTATGAAACGGAAGAAGAAGTTTCTGTTACATCGTCAACTACCACAAGTAAAGTAATAGACATTGAAGATGCAAGTATAGTTATTCAAAAACTAATCGAAGTATTCGACGCTAAATAATTAACCAACGAAGAATAAAGCAGGGTCTGCATCACCTTGACCAGGAGCTGATCCTGTCATTAACTGTTCTTCTAAAGCTGCTTTTTCAGCTAAACCTTGCGTCATTAAATCTGTCGAATTTACACTACCTCCTCCGAATAGAGAAACACTACCATATTTACCTCTTATATTTGCAACAACCATTTTCGTAAGAGCTAATGTATACTGGTAAACCCATAATTCTTTAATTACATCTCTTATCGGTCTTTCAACATAACATGCAACCACACCGTAAAATCTTATATCACTATTACCAGCATTCGGTTGTGGATACATTCTCATTATTTGAGTTCTTTCATCGAACGTATATGAACGTCTTGTAGCTAGTAATTTTTCTCTCGTTTCCATCCAATTTTTCATAGCATACCAACTAATTAGATCAAAACCATAATTGCCCATTGCATAACTAAAATAAGTTTGTTGAGCCATTGTTTGCTCAATTGTAAACAATGTATTTATACCAGTAGATGAACCTTCTTCAAAATCTGTCATGGCTATAACTTTTCTATAGTCCATTACATCATAATCAAAACTATTAACTAATTGATTTGTATTAACACTATCTACACCTTCTACTGTAAACTTATCTTTTACTTTAGTCTTAAATATTGAACTGATGGTTGGTACTTCGGTAATAATTTCAGTATATAAATCAGGTGTGAATATATCATAAGCATCTATACCACTTAATAAAGCAGCTGATAACGAAGGTATGCCAGTGAATAAAGAACCAGGTGCACTACTTGTAGATACAAATATTGTACTCTCATCTATTTCTTTTGTGAAATCTGGATTTCTTGTCTTTAACTCTTTCTGTTCTTTAAATGTATTACTATTTTGTAAAGAAAAAAGTTCATCTAATTTGATACCATAATCTTTTTTATACATTGCACTATCAAATATCAGATACTCTTTTGTATACCCAGCAAATTTTGTAAAGTATTCAACTGCAATGCTTATATTTTCATGAAGTTGGTCTTTATGCACTTCAACATTAATGAATGGATAACCAAGAGTTCGTAAAACTCTGTCTCCTAATCTACTAAAACTGTCAATTCTATTGTTAAGGTTAGTACTTTGAAATCCTGAAATTGGTGATATGTCGCAATTAGCCATCAATAATATTTAATATACACTGATAAGATACTGACACATTTAATAAATAATAATATGCCAGCACCTAATTACAACGCAACAGTCGTACCTTCAGTAACCGGAGCAATGTCCACTGAGTACTTTGAAAACTTTTTAAATACAACTATGAACCCAACATCAGGTGAATTAGTTACTATATTAGATCATGGTAGTTTAGTATTAGTCTGGAAAGATTAATTAACTAGTTAAGAAGCAGGTTCAACTGGAACCTCTTCAACAGGTGGTGCATCGACAGGTTCTTCAACTGTATCATCCCCACCTACATCAGCTGCTCCACCACCAAATTCAGGTGGCATACCGCTACCAGCAACATCACCACCTGGTGCAGCACCGGCGGCGTCTTCAGCTGGTCCTTCTAAACCATCTCTCCAGTTAGGACCTCCATTAGTTATTTGAGATAACTCCCATTCTAACTCTTTATCCTTACGTAAGAATTCTCTATTTGCTTTAATTTCCGTATCAGTCCAATCTAGATATTTCTTTTGACTATAAGTAGCTGAAATATATTCATTTGCAGCCAAAGAGTTAAAGTTATCAACTTTAAGTGATAACTTTTGACTTTCTCTCATTTCATAGAAATTAGTAGGTACGTTAAATTCAATATGAATATTTTTACTGTTAAGATCATACTTCGTAAACATATCTTTCATTTTAAGATGTGTTAAAAAGCCATTCTTAAGACCTTGAGCAAAGTGGGATTGTAATCGTATAATAAACTTAGCAAATTTAAGCTCATCTCTTAATATTTGATCTCCATCACTAAATGATGAATCTGGATTCAACCTGTTAACAGGTACTTTCAAGGCTTTATAAAGCTTATTAACGAAGTATATTAAATCTGCTAACTCACCTAAATTAGCACCACCAGCTAGTTGAGTTACAGATGTACCTTCCGAGCCTGCTCTTTTAGCAAACCAAAAACTATCAAGCATAGATTGAGGGTTAAACTTTTGAACTTGACCTGATTGATTTGAATCAAAAGTTTTCTTACTCCAATACTCTTGAATTAATTTTCTCAAATATGCTTCAGCTTTAGGCGGTGCCATATTACCAACATCAACATTAAAGACGAGACGTTCTGGGGCTCTTACCAACCGATATATAACAATAGCATCCTCAACTAATGATAATTGACGATATGCTCGACGAGCATTTTCAATATGAGGTAATCTAAATGTTTTATCTTGATTCCAAATACCTGAATTAATATATGATATCTGATTATCATCCATTGGTATAAAATCAAACTTATCTATTTTACCTGGCTTATTAGGATCAAAAATAGGTTTACGTAAAATATAACCTTTAATAATCATATTTTGGATGTTATCATAAATCGGGTCAATTAAATCAGATGGTAAATGTACAACTCCAAGAATACCATCTTCAGTAAATTGTTTATGAATAATATGCTCAAAATATACTTCACCTTCACACAATAGCTGTCTAAAATATTCAAAACCTTTTCGTTCTAAATTAAAATAATCAATATATTTTTCAAATTCATCTCTTAGATTCTCTTCAATATCGCTATTAAGCTCAATATTTCTAAATATTAAATTTATAACATTCCCATTAGCATCTTTACTAATACATTCATCACATATTTCATCTAATGCATCAGAAATTTCTGCAAACGATGCCATTACTCTATAATCTTGAAGACGACCCCCTTTATTTTCTTCTACATTAGCATATACTAAATTACTATAATTACCATCAACGCTTATCTGACCACTACCTGTGTTGTTGAATTCATTATTAAAAAAAATACTATTCTTTGCTAAGGCTTCTGGCCTTTTCATACCTACATCTTCAAATGTATTGTACTTTGGATTTAAGTCATTGAGAACTTTATTAAAGTCAACCGTTTGGTAAGGTAATTTATTTAAAATATTTTTAAAGAAACTGGATTGCTGTCCCTGGGATTGTTGCCCGTTATTTTGTTGGTCTGCCATTATAATTATTTATGATTTATTCTACATTAATAAAGGTAGAATTTGTGCTTAAAGATTGTGAGTGTAAAGTCCTATCACTAAATGAGTATCCAGCAAGGTTAAAAGGTATAAATCTGATAGAACCAGAATCAATACTAGGCATATCCACCGTCATTGCATTATCGTTTATAACACTGTAATTAACTACTTGACCAGATATAGGTGGTTGTCTTGTGAATCCATCAATAGATGTTAAATTTGTGTAATATGAGCTATTATTAGTACTAACTAATACACTTGTAACGTCGTTAAACCTATTACCGTTTAATAAAACGTTACCAGTAACACCGGTTGATAAGGTTATATCATCGTATAGATGAACACCATTATAGAATACGTCTGATATAGTTGGTGTACCTGAAATATATATACTTGATGTATCATTAATTAACCCTGATGAGGTAGGGTATGTATACGAATTACCTGATAAGGATTCGAAATTATCATAATTTTCTAATTTAGTTTCTGCATTAAAATTTTGATCTATATAATATATGTTACCTACTGGTAAAGCTGTATCTTTAAATAACCAACCTTTAATGGTAAAAGATGTATCAGCAGTTATCCTTGCCTTCTGTGATGATGTTAACTCAGTTGGATAGTTCATTCCGATATTACCATCCCATAATATTTCACTTCTTATTTCTTGTTCTTGAGTTAAAGCAAAATCAGTAGGTACTTTCCAACTTACAACAACATATGGATTACAAAAAGGTACAAAATTACTAATAATCTGATCCATATCAGTTTGATATCTACTAAGAATAGATACCTTAAGAGATATGTTAATAGGTATTGGAGACTTTAAATGTTTAGACGTACTTTCTTCTCCTATTAGACCTTGGTAATGAAATCCATCTAACTTATTGAATACCCGGTTTTCATCTCTAGATACACCTGTAATATTAACTGCTATTGCTGGTAACGTTATTGTTTTATTCTGATTAATAATATCATACATCACCCTTTCTTTCGGAGCATATATGTATCTTACATTTATTTGATCTTGCTTTTGTCTATCTTTATTATACCTAGCTA